ACCGCGGCGTTGAACTCGCCGGGTTTCCGAAACGATATGACACTCTTGGAAATCAAATAACAACTGTCGAATCATAATTTATAATTTAGGAGAATATATAATGCCTTTGCCAAAAATCGACCAGCCACTCTTTGACGTGACGATTCCCTCTTCAAAGAAAAAGATTCTCTTTCGACCATTCTTGGTGAAAGAAGAAAAGATCTTGCTCATCTCTCAACAAGGTGGTGAAGACACTGATGTCATCAGAGCTATTAAGCAGATCTTAAGTCTATGTGTGCAAGACGAAGACTTTGATGTCGATAAGCTTACGACTTTCGATCTTGAATATTTGTTCTTAAAACTGCGAGCGAAATCTGTTAACAACATTGTCAAGTTATCTTATCGTGATAACGAAGACGATAAGGTTTATGACTTTGAACTGAATCTCGATACGATTGAAGTTGAAATGCCAGAAGGTGTTGATTCGACTATTAAACTGTCTGATAATATTGCAATGATCATGAAGTATCCGAGTGCGAGCATCACTGATAAGATCACACAGTTTGACAATGAAGTCGATCTCATGACATTCTTTATCATCAATTGTATTGATACGATCTTGACAGAAGAAGAAATCTATCCTGCTTCTGAATACACAGACAAAGAACTCGAAGAGTTCCTTGATCAACTTCCGGTCAATTCTTTTGAAAAGATTCGTGAATTCTTTGAGAAGATGCCGAAGCTATATCATAAGATCGAATATAAGAACGAACTTGGTAATGATAGGAGTATCGAGTTAACGAATCTCAAAGATTTTTTTATGTGGCGCTGAGTCACAACTCGCTGCAAAATTACTATAGTATGATCTTTGCTTTGGCTCAGCATCACAAATATTCGATCACTGAGATTGAAAGTTTGATACCTTATGAAAGAGATCTTTATGTTGATTTGTTAATGGCTCATCTTGAAGAACAGAGACAAGAAATAGAGAGTAGAAGAAAATAATGGTAGCAGCGGTCTTAGCCAGAGGACTTTTTTTAGGCGGCGGCATGATAGGAAACGTGCTAGGTGGAGCTCTTTCTGGTGCAGGCGCAGCAGTTGGAGGACTTGCACAAGGAGTAGGTTCTGCTGTTGGCGGTATCGGTCAAGGTATCGGTGCTGCGGTTGGAGGAGCTATTACTCCTGCACCTAAAATGACAGTGAACAATTTTGGTATTGCCGGCTCGGCTGCCAAAGGCAAAGTGACTGGCGGAGGAACACTTCCTGCTTTAAAAAAAGTAGCTAAGCCTATAGTCAATGCGAATATGCCTACTGAAAAGCTACTGGTAGTCGCTGTCAATTATCTTTCATCTATCGATAATACTCTTCAGGCTCAAATTAAGTTTGAAAGAGATGCATTCGTTCAACAAGCCCAAGCTGAACGAGAAAGCGCCATTGAAAGCGGCGGCCAAAAAGAAAGCATCTTTACTAAGTTATCTAACAAATTCAGCGGTATGTCTGATGACAGCACAATAAAAAGTAGAGCTGGTACAATTACAAAAGCCATCTTAGCGGCCGCCGGAATTGCCGGGATTGGACTTTTAGCACTCGGCAATTTAGATACGAAAGAACTCGATCGACTCAAAGATAGCTATAAGGCCTTTAACGAAAAGTTTGATTTCCTTGGTCCACTTGCCGAAGGAGTAGCGAGCACAGGATCAATTGTTGGATATCTATTAAAAGGATTTCGCGGAGGAATTATTGGACTCGTAGCAGAATATCTTGTTAAAAGATTTACTGGAAAGAGTATATTTGAAAATATAACTGGAACTGGAGAAGAAGCGGATGGCACTCAGGCGCCACAAAAACCAGGATCATATGACTATGCAATGGCCGGTGGCTTGGCCGGTTATGGCGCATATCGAGGTGTAAAAACTTTTGGGAAAATTAAAAATGCTCGTGCTAATATTGCAAAAATTCGGGCGGCGCCAAGAGCAGCGCCTTCTCTTTTAGGTTCTGGTTTCAGAGATCCTGTCACCGGAAGAGCGGCATCGCGAGCTGCTGTGACAAGTGGGGGCGGTTGGTTATCAGGTCCAAAGGGACAAAGATTTGTAACATTTTTATCAAAACGTTTTGGTAAAACTTTCCTTGCAAAAAAGATTATGCCCTTCCTTGCAAGAGCCTTAGCAGGTATCGGAATTGCTGCAACAGGAATCGGTGTCATACCTGGCGCTCTACTTACTCTTATTACTGTCGCCTCAAGCGCATTGCTGATATATGATATCATATCTGCATATTGGGATTGGACGGAAGAAGAAGATGCATTAAAAGATGCTGAAGCTACTTCTGGTTTAAAACCACAACCAGACGCTGCGCCGGCATCGGGATCCGCAGCAAGTCCTGCTCTTGCTGAGAATAGAATAATGTCTCGTTCGGAAACAGGTCGACCAGAAGAAGCACAGGCATTTTTCGAAAGTAAAGGTTGGACAAAAGAACAAGCGGCTGGGCTTGTAGGAAACTTGGTAGTAGAATCTGGTTTAAAAACTGATGCGGTAGGAGATGGTGGACAAGCATACGGTATTGCGCAATGGCATCCAGATAGACAGAAAAACTTTAGAAACTATGCTGGTAAAGATATCCGCCAATCCACATTCCAAGAACAACTCGAGTTCGTGAATTGGGAATTGAATAACACTGAGAAAGCAGCAGGCAATAGACTGAGAGGAGCCGCTTCAGCAGAAGATGCTGCCGCGATTGTAGACGAATATTATGAGAGATCTGCTGGAATTCACAGACAAGAAAGAATAGCAAACTCTTCTGCGATTATGGCCGGAGATTTTAGTAAAGTTTCTACCGGTGGCGCATCAGGTTATAGTAGCGGTAGTTCTGTGCTTTCAGGTCTTGCTGATCTAGGCAAAGGTGCAATCGAAAGCATTGGTAATATATTTCAATCCGGCCTTGGAGAGATGAGTACCACAAAAGGTTCGCAATTGTCTAATAAATTTAATGATAATATGCAAACTCCTGTGAAATCGGAATCTGCAGCTGCAGCACAAATTTCTAAAATGTCTACAGTATTACAGAACGTAGTTGATTTAGGACAACCAGATCCTGCTAAAGCTACAGCTCAACCAGCGTCTGTAGGTATACCTCCTATTGGAAAAACTGGTTCTTCAAACGATAGTAAAAGAGATCACTTTGATCCGAATTACCCAAGCGATAGTTTGCTTATGGAAAAATATATGCAACATCAAAAATTGGTAATTGCATAATGGCTGAACCGGTTACAATTGGCGGTCAAACCTTCATTAAAACCGGAGACGGTTGGGTAGATCAAAAATCAAAAATAAGAGCTCCAGAAGGATTGCTTTCACTTCTGAATAGACTTCAGATTGAAAATTCTTCTGAAGGAAAGAAGAAGCGTGTACGTATTGATACTTCTCGACCGGTTGTAAAACTCGGTAAAACAGAATACGTATGGGATCTGAATAGCAACGTATGGATCGACAAGAAAACTAAAGACGCTGCCAATCCTGCCTTTAGTAAACTAATTGAAGCCGCTTATCAAGGTATTATAGAAGGCACGACCGAAGAAGAAAAACTTTACGAAAGTTGGGCAAAGACAGCCGCCGCTGGACAAGTTTTTTCAGGAATGGGAGCAACTGGACAAGCCGGAAAACAAAAAGTAAGAACTCTTACTGGAGGCGGCCAACTTCCTGCTCCGAATATCAAAATTAATTCTCCTATCGTTCAGATGATAGAGAAGCTAGCTACAATTGACGGCTATCTCAAGCAAAAATTAGATAATCAGAAAAAAATAGCCAGTAGAACTTTGATTATGGCCAAAGAAACTGCTATCGAGGCGAAATCAGGCGATGCTTCTCCTGTCGAACAAACTTCTGAAAACGACGCAGAAAAATCTGATGCTACAGGAATAGGTGTAGCATTACTTGTAGGTGGATTAATAGCTGCGCAGTTTGAACCAGTGCAAGAAGCATTTAAGTCGCTTGCGAGTGGTATTAAAAGTGTATTTAATTTTGTAGGAAGTGTTGCTAAAACTATTTCTGACGGATTAGATTTTTTTACTGGAAGTTCTTCTACTTCAGACTCGAGCGCTGAAACAGATTCAACTACAATACCAGATATTAATCAAGCCGGTACTCCATCTTCTCCTAACGCCGCGACGCAGGCGCCGTTAAGTATTCCAAGCGAAACAAATAAAACACTGCCAAGTGTTGCAACTCCTATTTCTTCTAGCGCGCCGACTCCAGAACCAGCGAACAATTCTCGTTCAACTAAACCTGTAGCTACATCTTCCGGCGATCGCGACTCATCACGTATTAACAATACTTCTGGAATGTCAAGTAATTCCGGATCAAGAATTTCAGCGCCAAGTCCAACCAGATCGGACGCTGCTCCAACTGCTTCAGCTCCTGCATTACCATCTGCTTCTGCTTCTACACCTGCAACTCCTAAAGCGGCTACTTCGAATAATGCTGCCGCTCCAGGAAATGCAAATAATGTACCGCAACCTACTCCTGCGGGAGCAGGTATGTCATATATTCAAACAGCAAGCGGCCAAAAAACAAAAGTTAGCGCGCAGCATGCTGAAAAATTTCAAGGTTTTATTAGTGATTTAGAAGCCACGGGTTATAAAATTAATAGTCTTGGTGGATATGCAAATAGAAATGTTGCCGGAACGAATAAAAAAAGTTATCATGCCCAAGGCATGGCAATTGATATTAATCCCCAACAAAATCCTCACACATTTCCCGGTGATTCAAATTATGGTCAAACTAATATGCCAGCAAATGTTGGGGCTTTGGCCAAAAAACATGGACTTGGTTGGGGAGGCAATTGGAGATCGAGCAAAGACACTATGCACTTTTCTGCAGCAGCGTCGGAGCAAGGTACTGCACCTGATCCTCGAGGAGACGTCTCTCAAGGCGGAGGGATTTTCGAACAAATAGCCACCGCCGGTGTTGATTTAACGGAAGGCGCGATCAAGGCGGTTGGAAATATTCTAAGCGCGGCTTTAGGACCTATGAGTATTACTACTGGATCACAGCTTCAAAATAGCTTTAATAGTACAATGTCAAGTGATATAGGAAAAGCAGCGAGAGAAAAAACCAATGCGATTGTCGATTCAAAAATTATAGAATCTGCAGCTGCTACGATAAAGTCGAGTTCAACAGATACAAAGGCTTCTGCGAGTTCTTCTCAAATGCAAATCGCTGAGTCGACTGGAGATAACGCCAGCATTCAATATTACTTAACTCGTATGGGATTTGCGCCGATCGATTATAAACAAGCGGCAACAGTATAAAAAAAGGGCGACCGAAGCCGCCCTTTCCCACCTTATCAATCTTCTTCGGCAAGCCGTTTGAAGAAATCAAGATCATCGTCATCATCACTGACTGTGGAGGTAGGAGCAGATACTGCTTCCGCCTCCTTGAATGTCGGTGCAGGTGCACGATATTCATTTTCATCCAGATCAACACCACGAATCTTTGCAGGCTCCGCAGAGAGTGCAAGGACTGTATTCAAACGAGTCTTGAGATCTTCATAGGACTTGAACTGCTTCAGATCTACAATTTCAGTGAGCGAACGCTCTTCATTGTAGACCCGCTCAAGCTCGGCGTCATCATCGAACAGTGGTGCGGGAGTATCGAATTCAGACTTATCGTAGTTGGGGTAACCCTCAACCTTACGAATTTTGAGCTTGAAGTTAGCACCTGACCAAAGATCGAAAGGATTTACTGGCTTCTCATCTTCGAACTGCGGGTTCATCAGATCGTTCAGCTTGTCAAAGATCTTCTTGCCATATTTGTACAAGAAGACTTTGCCTTCGTTTGCAGGATTGCCTGGATCCTTCACAACATAGATGTTGCTGTGGTATGCCAAGCGGCGCTTCTGCTTGCGTGCGATCTCCTTATCAGAGTCAAGACCAGTGTTCCAAAGAACGCTGTTATGTTCCGATACGGGATCGTCTTTACCGATGGTCGTTAACGACTGCTCGATATACCAAAGCCCAGTTGGACCTTGGAATCCATGGTCCCAGATGCGAACGAAGGGAATGTCTTCGTTCTTCGGCGCAGGAAGGAAGCGAATGACAGCGTAGCCGTTACCAGCCTTATCGACGGTATGCTTCCAATATTTGCCCTCATCGGGATCTGTATAGGTGGTATTTTGTTTAGCAAGTTCTTTCGTGAGTTTCTCGAACGAGGAATTGGAAGAACGCTTGAGGTCTGCAAATGACATAATTAATCTCCTATATGTCGGTTTTTTACGGTATGTTTCGATGTATTTCGATTGCAGCGAACTGCAACTGTATTTATCATGAAGTAAAGACGTCCTTGACAATTTTTCTGCACCGAAATGCATCATAATGAAAGAACGGCTTATACTTCAGCAGCTTCTTGTGGATGCTGGGCCATAGGACACCATCCTCAATTTTCTTGTTCCAATGACCGAAGAACCCGAAAATATCATTGAGGATAATCACCGTCTCGATTGAAATTTCGCGACGAAGATATTGTTTCAGTAAGAAGGGATGTTGCCCATTCTTTACAATAACACAATCATTGAAATTTGTACATAGTTTTTTTACATCTTCTTCAAAAATATAAGAAAGAGATTGTTGTCTCTTTAACCATTCATTGTACACTTTCTCTGAGTCATCACCGAACAGATCGCCTATCCATTTCAAATCGCCATCTACAAAGTTGGCAACCAGATATTTGAGTGGATCTTTATGTTTCGACAACTTATAGAACTGATACTTGTCTTTACGTACATCAAAGCTTGAAGGCTTTGCGCCTATCTTGCCGTTGTATTTGATGTAGTCATAGCTGTCTGTTGTGAAGTGGTTTTTCAAGGCGAGGAAAGTGGTGTAGCTCTCGAATGGAGTCATACTGGTAGCTTAGCCCTCTTTGGCATGAAGTTGAGTTCTTCTGCTTCGTCTTGAAGCTTTGCCTTGATACGAATGTTGCTTCGAATGATACTCGCAGCAGCTTCGATCTCGATGTTATTCTTTTCACAATAGTGGACGACGGCATCCATATAATCTAAATCATAATTTATAACCAGTCGTTCAATTTCTTTAATGAACTTTTCAGAAGTCAATGCTTTCGTTGAAATGACGTCGTCCATCATGATATAATTATCCTCTATAAAAAATGTGTGCACCAATTTTAGTCGTACGAGCAAACACTCTACCCCATGACGGACTTACGTAGTCAGCGTGGTAAAACTTTGCTCCTTTTGTTACGTCACCGTAATTTCCGAGATACACATGTTCGGCGATTTCCTTTGCCTTTGCAAAGGCTACACCGTCACGAATTCTTTTTCCACCCTCACACTTCCATGAAAATTGGCATACGCCGCTAGCTCTCTGATTGATAACTCCACACGGTGTGCTCGGGAAACGATTGTCTTTTGCACGGTTTAAAACAACATTGTTTACCGCAATCCGTCCTTTGACGGGTTCATGGCCTGCTTCGAAGTAAGTATTTTCGGCCATGCATTGGATTTGTTTTTTGTCGTACTTGCTCAGATATACTGGTTTCTTTACGATAACTTCTTTTTCGATTACCTGAATCACTGGGACTTTTACGATCTGTACTTCAGGTTCTTTTGTTGGAGTAGCCAAAGCCACACCTGTGACTGCGATAATACCTATGACAAAGCCTTCGGCCCAGCGTAGATACGGGAAATCTTTTCTGTTTTCGAAAAGTTTCATGTTCTTCCTCTTAGTCTCAATGACTTTGGCAAACAGAGACTACTTTACAGGCATCCCAGCCATATAGTTTTCTGCCGCTATAAGAAGATACACAAGAGAATAACGAAGTATCTTCCATCCATTTCCCTCTTACTGGAAATGCAAAATCATTAGTGTTTTCGTCGGTGGCATCCGAATGATGCCGCTTTCTAGCCATCTAAGACTTGAAGTTTTGCAAGAGTCAATGGAGGATTCTAACCTCCGTCGTGATATTTTATTTATACTATCACCAGCAGTTTTTCTGGTGACTCGTAGCACCAGAGATTCAACTGGTAGCAAGTGGCCCGTTCTGTTCCAAGGTGGAGCCATACCCGTGTAGATCATGCCGCTAGGCGGATATCTGCAAAGCTATCGTTATCGTTAGCATTTATGTTTAGTGGCACTTTGCCAAGCAATCAGTCTCAAACCGCCCTATTACACGAAAATCGAATTCCATGGTCACCCCCATCATAGACACACTGGATATAAACAGTGTTGGCGCACTATCGTTCGCTACCCGCCAAGGTAACCGGTCCGCCGAGCAGGCTAAGACCGTCCAATGTATCTATGGTGGAGGTGCGGGGAGTCGAACCCCGGTCTTTCCGCCTTTATTGTTGATTCTCAACAACTGATATTCTATTTATACCCTAACGGGCTTTAATTGTACATGCTTAATTGCACCAAGACTGCTTTGCATCACCAAAATATTCGCGTGCAAAACCGTTCTTGATAAGCAAAGCACGAAGACTCATACCGTCAAGAAGGATATCTCCGAGTACGCGGCCGCCGAACTTGTCCCAATCGTACAGAACAACCTGATGCTTCTTTGTGGCAGCGATTACATCTTTTGTAAACGTGGTAGCTTGTTCTCCACGTTGCCTCTCGCTCTCGCACTTACCGCGAAAGCTTTTTTCAGGTGTATCAACACCAAAGATTCGAACACCAAACTCTGGCTTCAAAGGTGCTGGCAGATATGTCGCTTCGATAACAACAGTATCGCCATCAATTGCTCTGATAATCTTTGCATCATATGTTACGCCAACAGGCGTCTTCTGAGCAATTACTGGAGTAGCTAGCATGACGAGTGCTAGCGCAATAAAATTCTTCATATATTTTCCTTAGTTACAACGTGTTTCCCAATAAACATACCGACGGCCGTAGCGCCATTCGGTAATCTGTTCACGGACGCAATAGCGTCTATCATATCTATAATCAGGTGGATAGTAGCGATTATCGTCTCGCTCGTAGTCTTGATTTCTATCTTCTTCTGGTACTCGTTCTTTTGAAGCAAGCACTCCTACCACAAGTCCACCGAGTATCGCTCCACAAAGCCATCCACAACCACTCTTACGACGTTCTTGTTGAGTATGATCTCTGTCTCTCGAACCATCATGGCGACGTTCGGCATATGCTGGAACAGAGATAAGCATACTCGCGGTAACTATAGTTGTAAGAATCTTTTTCATATTAGAACCTTTCATTAATATCAGCAAACATGACTCGTTTTTTTGGATCACCGTTAGTAATACAACGAGTGAGTGTAAGAGCTTCTTTATAATTCTTCGTATGAAATTTGACCGGAAAGATGATCTCTTCATCCTCGATTTCCAATGCTATTCCGACAAAGTAAGTACCGTTTTCTACCATAAACGTA